GCTGAGTGCTTTGGGAAGGTACACCCGATTCTTCCCGGACAGACATTCCCAAAGCACTCAGCGATCTGATGCACGCCCACAACGTCAGCGACGATATGATCCGCACCGTGGTTTCCGAGCGCGGATACTTCCCGTACTCCACGCCCATCGCCAGCTACGGCGAGGATTTCATCAACGGCGCTCTGATCGCCGGCTGGAATCAGCTGCTGCCGCTTCTGGAGAATGTCAGAGACATAAATTTTTGATTTAAGGAGACAACGATAATGGCAGAATTTACATCTGTTGATCGCGAATTCACATGGGACGACACCATCGAAAACGAGGGCAGCGAATTTACGCTGCTGCCCGATGGCGTCTACCGTTTCACCGTTGAGAAATTCGAGCGCGGACGCAGCTCCGGCAAGGGCAAGATCCCTCCCTGCAACATGGCGCTGCTCACCCTGCGCGTGTCCGACGTGGCAAACCGCAGCAGAGCCGTCATTGAGGACAGCCTGCTGCTCCACACCAAGATGGAATGGAAGCTGTGCCAGTTCTTTCTCGCCATCGGTCAGAAAAAGCACGACGAGCCTCTGCGCATGAACTGGCAGACCGTCCCCGGCAGCTCCGGCTGGTGCGAGATAACGACGGAGACATGGACGGGCAACGACGGCAAGGAGCGTCAGTCCAATCGCATCGCCCGTTACATCGATCCTGCCGATGCCCCCGAGTATAACGTCGCCCCCTCTGCGCCTTCTCAGCCTAACAGCTTCTGGAATAACTGATGGAAGCGGTACAGAAAATGCAGATGCGCCCCTACCAGCAGGAGGCGTTCGATTCCATATTCAGAGAATGGGAGACATTGGGTCAGCGCAAAACGCTTCTCGTTCTGCCCACCGGCTGCGGCAAGACCATCGTCTTTGCCAAGGTCGCCGAGCGGTGCGTCACTCAGGGCAAGCGCGTGCTGGTGCTTGCCCATCGCGGCGAGCTGCTGGATCAGGCAGCCGACAAGATAGCCAAAGCCTGCGGCCTTGGCTGCGCCACGGAGAAAGCCGAGCAGTCCTGTCTGGGCAGCTGGTTCCGCATCACCGTGGGCAGCGTCCAGACCCTCATGCGTGAAAAGCGCCTTGCTCAGTTTGCCCGTGACTACTTCGACACCATCATCATCGACGAGGCGCATCACTGCCTGTCCGACAGCTATCAGCGTGTGCTGGAGCATTTCGGCGACGCTGACGTGCTGGGTGTCACCGCCACTCCCGACCGCGGCGATATGCGCAATCTCGGGCAGTATTTCGACAGTCTTGCCTATGAATACACACTGCCGAGAGCCATCCGCGAGGGCTATCTGTCGCCCATAAAGGCGCTGACACTTCCTCTGCAGCTTGATCTGAGCGGCGTGTCGGTGCAGGCAGGAGACTTCCGTGCCGCCGACATCGACACCGCCCTCGACCCGTATCTCTACCAGATCGCAGACGAGATGCTGGAGCACTGCGCCGATCGCAAGACCGTGGTGTTTCTTCCTCTGGTCAAGACCTCCCAGAAGTTCCGCGACATCCTCAACGACAAAGGCTTCCGGGCAGCTGAGGTCAACGGCGACAGCGCCGACCGTGCTCAGGTTCTCGCCGATTTCGACGAGGGGAAATACAACGTCCTGTGCAACTCCATGCTGCTCACCGAGGGCTGGGACTGCCCGTCGGTGAACTGCGTCATCGTGCTGCGCCCCACGAAGGTGCGCAGCCTGTACAGCCAGATGGTGGGCAGAGGTACGCGCCTGCATCCGGGCAAGAAGGATCTTCTGCTGCTTGATTTCCTCTGGCACACCGAGCGTCACGAGCTGTGCCGCCCCGCCTGTCTGATCGCGGAGAATCCCGAGGTCGCCAAGAAGATGACCGAGAACATAGCCGAGGCAGGCTGCCCCGTCGATCTCGAGGAAGCCGAGACCAGGGCAAGCGAGGACGTCGTCGCCCAGCGCGAGGAAGCACTCGCCAACAAGCTTGCCGAGATGCGTACCCGCAAGCGCAAGCTTGTCGATCCCCTGCAGTTTGAAATGTCCATACAGGCGGAGGATCTATCGGGCTACGTTCCGGCTTTCGGCTGGGAGATGGCGCCGCCCTCACAAAAGCAGCTTGAGCGCCTTGAAAAGCTGGGCATCTTCCCTGACGAGATCGACAGCGCCGGCAAGGCTTCACTGCTGCTTGACCGCCTGAGCAAACGGAGAGACGAAGGTCTGACTACCCCCAAGCAGATCCGTTTCCTCGAAAGCAAGGGTTTTCGGCACGTGGGCAGCTGGACTTTTGCCGCCGCCAAGCGTCTCATCGACCGCATCGCCGGCAACGGCTGGCGCATCCCTCCGGGAATCAATCCTGCTACATACACAGGAGAATAAGCCATGCAGGAAAGCAAATTAGATCTCATTGAATTACTGGATTACATCGACCCGGCTGCCCTGAACTATACCGAATGGGTCGGCATCGGAATGGCTCTCAAGCACGAGGGCTACACCGCCGACCACTGGGATAAATGGAGCAGCCGGGATCCCAAAAGATACCACGCCGGGGAGTGCGCCGTCAAATGGCAGTCCTTCACCGGCATGACAAACGCACCTGTCACCGGCGGAACGATCGTCGCTCTGGCAAAGCAGGGCGGCTGGTCGCCCCGCCGCGAGGACAGGGAGCTGGACTGGAACGACAGCATCGGCAGCGAGCCGGTGATCGTTGACCGCCACTGGATCGAGGGCAGGGAGATCGCCTCACCCCAGCTCTGGAACCCCGTAAAAGACCTTATCACCTATCTTGAAACACTGTTCGAATCCACCGACATGGTGGGCTATGTGACCCGGGCCACGAAAGGCGACGGCGGACGGATATCGCCGTCGAAAGGTTGCTGGGATAGAACTGCAGGGCAGTTAATCGAACAGCTGAGTAAATGCAATGGTGATATCGGCTCGGTGCTGGGTGACTACAGCGAGGACATCGGCGCGTGGATCCGCTTCAATCCCCTCGACGGTAAGGGCATCCGCAATGAAAACGTCACCGAATTCCGCTACGCTCTGGTGGAATCGGACAGCGTGGATATCGAAAAGCAGAACGCCATCCTCCGGGAGCTGGAGCTGCCCATAGCCTGTCTTGTTCACTCGGGAAACAAGAGCCTGCACGCCATCGTGCGGGTGGACGCCGCCGATTATCCCGAATACCGCAAGCGTGTCGACTATCTCTATGCCGTATGCAAAAAGAACGGTCTTGACATCGACACACAGAACCGCAACCCCTCGCGCCTTTCCCGTATGCCCGGTGTTATCCGCAGCGGACAGAAGCAGTTCCTCATCGACACCAACCTCGGCAAGGCATCGTGGTCGGAGTGGGTGGAGTGGATCGAAGCGGTCAACGACGATCTGCCCGATCCCGAAGGACTGGACGCGGTCTGGGGCGACCTGCCCGAGCTGGCACCCTGTCTCATCGGCGGCGTGCTGCGTCAGGGACATAAAATGCTGCTGGCAGGTCCATCAAAAGCAGGCAAGTCCTATGCCCTCATCGAGCTGTGCATAGCCATCGCCGAGGGCAAGCCCTGGCTGGGCTTCGACTGCGCCAAGGGGCGCGTGATGTACGTCAACCTCGAGCTGGACAGGGCGTCCTGTCTCCACCGTTTCAGGGACGTGTACACCGCACTGAGCCTGCAGCCGGAGAACCTGGGCAGTATCGACATCTGGAACCTGCGCGGCAGGTCGGTACCCATGGATCAGCTGGCACCAAAGCTCATCCGCCGCGCTTCAAAAAAGAACTACATCGCGATAATCATCGACCCCATATACAAGGTCATCACCGGCGACGAGAACAGCGCCGATCAGATGGCAAAGTTCTGCAACCAGTTTGATAAAGTCTGCACCGAGCTGGGCTGCGCCGTCATCTACTGCCACCATCATTCGAAGGGCGCGCAGGGCGGCAAACGTTCCATGGACAGAGCGTCAGGCTCCGGCGTGTTCGCCCGTGACCCCGATGCGCTGCTTGACCTCATCGAGCTTGAGCCGCAGGAAAGCGTCTACACCCAGACGGAGAACAACGCCGTGTGCGCCCTGTGCATGGGATATCTTGACCGCGCCGGTCAGACCAATAAAGCCTCGCAGGACGACGCCTGCAGCAGCCGCGCCATGCTGGATATCTGCCGCCGGGTGCTGTCTGCGGAGGAATACCGCCGTCTTGAGGACGAGGTGCGCCGCCTGCGTCTCTCGATCAGAGCGCGGACGGCGTGGCGCATCGAGGGCACGCTGCGCGAGTTCCCGAAGTTTCCGCCGCTTAATCTATGGTTTGACTACCCGGTGCATCGTGTGGAGCAGGACGGACTGCTGGTGGATGCTCAGGCGGACACAGAAATACAGCCGTGGAAGAAAGCTGCCAAGGTGCGCAAGACAAAAGCCGAGAACAAAAGCAACACGCAGCGCGAGAAATTCGAGCTGGCAATAGCCGCCTGCAGCGTTGACGGACCACCCACCGCAAAGGCGCTGTCTGAGTATTTCAGCGACGAAAACGGAGAGTCGAAACCGCTGACTACCATCTATCGGTGGGTAAAAAAATACGGTTATTCCATCGATAAGAACAGCGGTGAAGTATCTGTAACACCATCACCACCACCATGATTTTTATGGTCGTGGTGATAACACCACCACCATGATTTTTATGGTCGTGGTGATAACACCACCACCATGATTTTTATGGTCGTGGTGATAACACCACCATCATGTTTTTATGGTCGTGGTGGTAGTATCACCACCGCCTTATTTACTACGTAAATAACACCAACGTGTGGTGTCGTGTGCGTTGCACCCACCATGGCGGGGCGTAAAGACCGCTCGCCTATGGGTGTGGTCACCGCACTCACCGACACCGTGCGCCCGAAGGAGGATGAAGCAAAAATGACATTATGCCCCCTGATGGGAATGAAACCATGCCCCGGCGACGCCTGCGCATGGTTTGACCTGAACTCAAACGAATGTGCCGTATTGAGTATTGCCGATGCGCTTCAGGAAGTAAGAGATAAGCACACGGAGGAGGTTGAATGCAATTGCACCAATTCTTCATGTACATGATACCGCCCACCGTCACCCAGCAGGAACACAAGGTCTCTGTGGTGCGTGGCAAGCCGGTGATCTACGATCCGCCGGAGCTGAAAGAGGCCCGAGCCAAGCTGACCGCCCATCTGCATCAGTATTGCCCTGAGCAGCCGTATACCGGCGCGGTGCGGCTGGTGGTCAAATGGTGCTTTCCTGCCGGCAGCCATTCCGACGGCGCATACAAAACCACACGCCCCGATACCGACAACCTGCAGAAGCTGCTCAAGGACTGCATGACCGCCGTGGGCTTCTGGAAGGACGACGCGCAGGTGGCGTCGGAGATCATCGAAAAATTCTGGGCGGAGATCCCGGGGATCTTTGTCCATGTAGAGGAACTGAGAGAGGAGGTAGATGATGCCTGACAGAGAGGAATACATTGAGCGTGGGGCGCTGATTGCAAATTTAGAACGATTTGCGCCGGAGCATTTGACACGGTTACTGAGAGATTTGATATCTAAACAACCAGCCGCCGACGTGGCAGAGGTCGTGAGGTGCAGTCGGTGCAAGCACTATAAAACTATCGGAACCGTGGCAGGCTGCGCACGCATCGGCTTTGAATGCAAAAATCCTGATGACTACTGCAGTTACGGCGAGAGAAAGGATAATGCGACCGACAATAATGTCGGCGGCAAACCAGATGACACAGACACACGCCCCGGCTGGCAGCAGTCCATGCTGCGCACATTTGGAGGTGATGCGGATGTCTGATTTAGGTGTAAAAATCTGCGGCTGCATTCACGCGGTACCAACCAATCACTCGAAGAGTGTTACGCAATGGTTTGAGTGTCGGAACAGAGCGTGCCGCAACGAAGGTCGACCGGCTGATCCGGTCACTTGTGAGCTGTGCCCGATGAGGGACAGCGGCGATGATGTCAACAAGCGGATAGATTTCAAGATCGACCGTCAGCTGCATCGCATGGACAAGGAGGGATCAGATGACCCCGGAACAGGTCAAAACTGAACTCAGACAATATCTGCCCACAAAGTCAAATCTGGCTGCGGCGAAGGAGGAACTGTCTGCTCTGCGCAGTCAGCTTGACGGTCTGCGTGCCGTGGTCAACAGTGGGATGCCCATGGGAACGGGCGGCGTGTCCGATCCGGTGGCTGATTCGATCCTCCGTCTGGAGGCGGCAACGGCGCGGCTTGAGCGGTCGATCGACGAGCTGGCAGGCAGGATCGTGCGCACCGAGCAGCTAATCATCCTTGCCGATGACGCATACGGGCAGTCGATTATCCGCTGGCGATGGCAGCGCGGTGTGCCGTTCCGGGATATCTGCGCAAAGGTGCACCTGGAACACACCGCAATGTTCGAACATTATGAGCGCGCAATTGCGGAAATTTCCGACAAAACCGAAAGAGCGGACTAAAACGGACTGAATTCTGTGCTATGATGATATTGCCGAAGATTTCCATACAGCAGTCAGGTTTTATTCATTTTGCTGCCTGTTGTTTCGGTACCTCCTATGGAAGCTGCCCCGATTGCCATCGTGCGGTCGGGGCAGTATATCATCACAGGTCTTGCGCATGGCTCGCAGGGCCTTTTGTATTTTCTCAAAAGGAGCGATAGCATGGCAGCCGCCAACCACGAGCTGGCGAGAGCCGACTATCTCGCCGGTGCAAAATACAAGGACATCGCCGAGAAGTACGGCGTGTCTGTCAACACAGTCAAATCATGGGCGAAGCGTCACGGATGGACGCAACCCAGAAAGAGGGTGCAACCGTCAGCGCCAAAGGTGCACCCCAACAGCAAGGGTGCAAAGGCGGAAAAGCGTCTGAACACCATGCTTGCCGTGTCGGTGGAGGAAGCGGAAGATCTGAGCGATAAGGAACGTGACTTCTGCCTGCACTACATCCGGTCGTTCAACGCCACGCAGTCCTATCTCAGCGCCTTCGGCGGCACATGGGACAGCGCCAACGCCCACGCATGGGAGGTCATGCGCCGTCCGGCAGTGCGTGCCGAGATCCAGCGGCTCAAAGCCATCAAGGCAGAGGCTATCCTCGCTCAGGGCGAGGACGTTGTGGAGATGTATATGCGCATCGCCTTTGCCGACCTGAAGGATTACGTTGAGTGGGGCCGCGCCGA